AAGCCACCCTGGACTCCTTGTCTTTTACTGGAAACCTTCTAGTCTCAGAGGATAAGATAAAGCTAACGGGTGACGGTAATAAGCACTATTATACTTTAAATTCTCATCTGCCCCCAGCATCTGACGCAATCGACGATGGTGACATTGCAGAGCCTACAATTTCTGGAAATGTAACTATTTCCGGCGGGAAGTTGAAATAGTTTTCTTTCATTCTTTCCTTGATTATATTTAATAAATGAAGGAAGATTATCATGGCTACAGATGAAGTGTATGACTTCAATTCAGTTGGTGTTCAAACCAGTGATCCGAGATTTTCTCGTGTGTCTGATTCGAGACCAATAGGGATCCAGACACCCTTAAGTCTTGATCGGTCCGGAGGGTCTCCTCTTACTATGCACTTTAGTGTATATAGTCAAATTAAGGATAATCTTAGAAATTTAATCTTGACTAATCACGGAGATCGAATTGGAAGATATGGATTTGGTGGAAACATACTAGAACTATGCTCAGAATTTACCTCTAAAAAGTCTTTTGACTCTGAGGCAATGATAAGAATAAAGACGGCTGTTGCAAAAAGTATGCCCTACGTCGAGCTTTCAACATTTGAGTCTGAGATTAATTCAATACCAGAAGATCCTGCAAAGCCCGATGGAATGGCATTAATTTCCATTAAGCTTGTCTATTCAGTTCCAAAACTAAGATCATCTAATAATGTCTTAGAATTTATACTATATATAATGGGTTAAAATGTCTAGAAGAATTCAAAAAGATATCAAACAAAAAAAAATAAGAAGCTATCTAAATAAAGATTTTGAATCTTTTAGATCAGACTTACTACTGTACGCAAACACTTACTTCTCTGATCAAATATCAGATTTCTCAGATGCCTCAGTGGGATCTCTCTTTTTAGAAATGGCGGCATACATTGGTGATGTCATGTCTTTCTATCTCGATCATCAGTTTAATGAATTAGATATTTTAACTGCTGTTGAGAGTAAAAATATTGAGAGACTTATCAGGGCTTCAGGATTAAAGATAAAGGGATCTGCTCCCGCATTTGCTGATGTTGATTTTTATATTGAAGTTCCTTCGGAGCAGAACACGGTTAATGGTGTTTTGACATCTTTTCCAAAAAACAGTGTATTACCTGTAATAAAACAGGGATCAACGTTTTCATCAAAGTCAGGAATTAATTTTGAATTAACAGAAGATATTGATTTTTCTTTAAAAGATGAAAATGGAAACTATGTTGCCAGCTATGTAGCTTCCGATACCAACGCTTCCGGTGAAGTCACTAGTATGGTCGGAAAGGCTTCTGGGCTATGCACATCAGGAAGAACTTCTTCTGAATCATTCTCTATACCAGATAAATTTGTTCCCTTTAGAAAGATCACACTTTCTTCTCAAAATGTCTCTGATATAATATCAGTAAAAGATTCTGATGGGAATGAGTACTATGAAGTAGACTCTCTTACTCAAGATACAGTCTTTAGCAAGGTTGCAAATCTTTCTTCTGACGCTGCATCAGTCTCTGATAGTATGCAGCTTATTCCTGCACCTTATAGGTTTATTACAAAATCTAGTAGAAAGACTGGATTGACAACAATATGCTTCGGATCAGGAAGAGCAGATAGCCTTGATAATGACATTATTCCCGATCCTAGCGAAGTTGCTCTTCCAATGTACGGAGATAAAAAGACATTTGCTAGAGCAGCAATTGATCCTAATTCTCTTTTAGGGACAAGAACACTGGGTATTTCACCCTACAATACTAGCATAGCAGTAAGGTATAGATCGGGAGGAGGAAAAAGTCATAATGTAGGATCTGATCAAATAAATTCTATTTCAGGTCTTTCTACTAAGTTTAAATCTGGAGTAACACCTGTTACAGCAGCCAAGATAAGGGCATCTGTTCAGGTAAGCAATCCCAGCTCAGCTGCCGGCGGCGAAGATCCGTTGACAGAAAATGAAATGAGAACTGCAGCTCTTGCATTTAGAAATTCTCAGTCAAGAATTGTTACTAAGGATGATCTAATGGCAAGAGTCTATACAATGCCTACTAACTTTGGAAGAGTTTATAGGGTAGGAATTAGAGATAACCCTAATAATCCGCTAGCCTCTATGATTTCAGTCATAAGTAGAGACTCTAGTGGATATCTAGTGACATCTCCTGATACATTAAAAGAAAATATAAAAACATACATTAATCAATTTAGGCTTATATCTGATGCAATTGATATAGTTGATGCTCAGATTATAAACATTGCAGTTTCTTATTCTATTACAACAGACATGGTTTCAAATAAAAATCTAGTTTTGCAAAAAATAAATGCTAAGCTAAAAAGCTATTTAAAGATTGAAAATTTTCAAATTGATCAACCTCTTGTGGTTTCTGACTTAACAAATCTAATTCTTAATGAGGATGGTGTTGTATCTTTGGTAGATATAACAATAGAAGGAAGAAGTGGAAATATCGATGATAGGGAGTATGGAGAGGTTTCTTTTAATGTAGTTTCTAATTTAAAAAATAATATACTATTTCCATCACCTGGAGGAATTTTTGAGATTAAGTTTCCAAAAGATGACATAGCTGGAAGCACCGTATAGGAGGTTTTGATATGTATAGAATTCTTACTTGCAGTGCTGATACTTACATTACTAATAAGATTATTAATAATAAATTTAGAGCTGAAGATGCTAATGTTGGTCAAGCAGGAACTATTGATATTTTTAAGCTTTATGATGAAAACTCTAGCGGATCGATTACAGGAACGATTGAAGTCTCTCGGGGTTTACTAAAGTTTGACTTAAACCCCTTGCGACAGCTCACTGGATCTTCTTTAGATACAAATCATTCATCTTTTAAATGTGTCCTAAGACTGCATGATGTATATGGTGGACAGACTACACCTTCAAATTTTAAATTAATAGTATTTCCTCTTTCTAAATCTTTTGATGAGGGAGTTGGAAGAGATATAATTAATTTTTCTGACCTGGATTCTTCTAACTTTGTTACAGCATCAGTTATTGATGATGCAGCAACACTCTGGGAGCATACAGGTGCAGCCAAGGAAGGCCTTCTTAATTCAAATGACTTAGACATTATATCCAGCGGAAACCTTTCTGATGGAAATGGAGTTGTAAATATCTGGAAATCACAGACATTTTCAAAAGGAAGTGAAGATCTTTCAATCGATATAACAACCATGATATCTGCTACGCTATCTAGCCAAATACCTGATTGTGGATTTAGAGTTTCTTTTTCAGGAACACAAGAGGCTGATGATAAGACAAGGTTTGTTAAGAGGTTTGCTTCTAGAAATTCTACTAGATTTTCAAAAAGACCTAAGATAGTTGTGACTTATGATGACTCCGTTCAAGATCATCACACTTCATTCTTTTTCGATGTAACAGGTTCTTTGTTTTTAAATAATTTTCATAGAGGAAATCCTACAAATATACTGTCTGGGACAAGAAGAAGGGGAATATCTGGTTCTAACTGTATGATTCTTAAGATATCTTCCGGTGTTAACGGATCAGGGTCTTATTTTGCTAAACAACTATCAGCCTCTCAGCATCAGGTTGGAATTAATTTTATAACAGGTGTGTATTCAGCAACATTTGCAATTTCAGAATTTGAAAGCTCCAGCCTAAGGGAGGAGATTAAAAGCGCAGGATCAGCTACTTTTACCACTGTCTGGTCTTCTGTTGATGATACAGTTGGATATTATACAGGTTCCCTTGTTGTCAATACAGTTAAGAGGACTTCGTTTGAAAATTCTCCTCGAAGGCTTTTTGTTAATGTGACAAATTTAAAGTCAACGTATATTTCTTCAGAGAAAGCTAGGCTTAGGGTCTTTGTTCAGGATATTGGAAAGCAAATTGTCGCCACAAAGATTCCTTTTGAAACAGTAAGTGAGACATTTACAGATATGCACTATAGGATTAGAGATTTTGAGACAGGAGAGGTTATAGTTCCGTTTGATACTGAGTCAAAAGGAACACTTCTTTCTACAGATACACGCGGAATGTACTTTGATTTTTATATGGATTCTTTAGGGCCGGGAAGAACATACGTTTTTGACTTTTTGATAAAGGATCAGGATTCAGATTTAGTTTTTTCAAATGTTGCTGCTAAGTTTGACGTTATTAGGTAGTATTTGTTATGAAGAAAAATAGAGTTCTAAATCTTAGACAACCTTCTTTATTTAGACCTAGCACTGCTAGAAGGACATCCCGACCAGGTACAGCCTTTAATAAAAATGTAAAGCTAGAAAGTATAGCAGATTCTAATATAGAAAGCACTTCTTCTTTTAGATATGACAGCCCAGGATCTGGTCTAAGATCTACTCAAGAAATTTCAATTGACTATGGCAAGATTGAAAGCCATACATTTTTTAATTCAGCTGTTTCAAAGGTAAATGTTGCCTTTGATAGAATTATCAATGAGTTTCCATTTGATGGAAAGAAGAAGGAGATCGAGTCATTTTTTGACTCATTGACAGGATATGAGAAGCATATTTTTGATACTTTTCCTAAAAATGCTGGGTATCTTGTATTTTCAGGAACTGTTTCAGGCGATAATGACTACTGGATGAGAGAGGGTGGAACCTATATTGAAGTAAATGACAAGGCAGGAACAAGCTATCCGGAATTTTCTAAGAATAGAAGCGGAAATAGTATTATAAATCCTGGATTAAGCACTTTCTCTATTGAGATGCAAATATTTCCATCTGCAATTTCTAATAATAATCAAGTTATTTGTCAAATGCTTAGTGGTACTAAGGGTAATTTTGGAAATGGCGGATTTACACTGGGTCTTTCAAGTTCAGCCAATGTTAGCGAATCAACTTTAATATTTGCCGTGGTCTCTGGGTCAACTGAGCTTCATGCAACTGGAACAATTAACAAGGGCCAGTGGAATCATATATGTGCAACATTTAATAGATCACCTGGTGATGGAAGTCTGTCTCTTTTTGCTAGTGGAAATCTTATAGGTTCGTCCTCTGATTCTGCAGATGACATGGGAAC